GGTCCACCAGCGCCATCGTTAGGTGCCATCCGAATTTCGCGGATGTTCCTCGCGTTGCCGACACCAAAATCCTGCCCAACAAATCGAGCATAGTGCCAGGGCACGTTGCCCAAAAAGGACCCGTTCGACGACTGCCAACGGGTGTCGATATTGTTATCGAAGCAATTAGACGCCGCGGAGTCGACGATACCACTGGCATGGATGGTGAAAGCCAAATTAGTGACGTCCGGGCCACCCAAGCTCTCAGCCATTTCGATCTCGGCCGCGGTACACCAGATGTCGATGTTGCCGTTGAACAGCACGAACATCCGCCAGTAGCGGTGAGGATTGTCGTCCGGGACAGGGAAAGGAGGGGTCAGCCAGCTCTTGGTCTGGCCCGACGCAAATCCCCCATTGTCGGTGATGTTGTAGATCACCCACCGGCCGCCGTCCCAATACTCGAGACTGACGATGTTCGGCATCGAGCCAGAAGCACCAGAGAAGTTCGTCATCGACACTTCGGCGATCTTCACCGGTGTCGGGAATTCATATCCGATCCACTGCGGGACGCTGTAGCTCGCGCCGTTGATGCCACCGACCCAGCGAGTGGCAGGGTTGCCATCAAAGGCTTTGTCAGGGGAGAACTCGTTCGGTGTCCCTGTGGTAAAAGTCATGCCGGCAATCGGGTTGCCACCGACGCAGATGTTCGGCCCACCAGGGACCGCACGCATCTGAACTTCGGCGATCTGAGGATCGGTCCGGCCACCAGATTGCATGTAGAAAAAGCGGCAGCGCCACCTCGAGGCAAAGGCCTCGCCGCCGAAGAAGATGGGCTCGCCGATCCCGTGAGCAAAAAGCGGCGATCGCTGAGGGATCACGCCTTGAAGTCTTTCGCCAGGGTGGCGTTGATCAGTCCGGCATTCGACACCGTATAGGCAAGGATGTCGACGGCATTGGCCGTGGGGGTCAGGGCATTCAGAGCAGCTCCGCCGGGCAGACGCCAGTTCGTGCCAAAGCTAATCGTCCGACCACCGACATTGTCCTGCTGAAGGCGGATCGTACCTGAGCGGCCGGCCGGCATGTTTGATGGGTTGGCCAATAGCAGATTGCCAGTCAGCACCCCAATCTCGAAGTTCAGGCCCTGGTTGCCGTTAAGCGCGATGTTGGCCGAATAGGCGATCGCTGCCGGGATGCCTGCGAGACGGAGCTGGTTGGGGCTGGTGTACTTCTGCCCTGCATTGCCTGCCCAGATCTCGTTGACAGTAGCTTCGGCATTCACGTTCAGCTTGAGGTTGAGCTGGGCGACCAGATCAGCCTGATCGGTGATCGTGCCGATGATTGCGCCCCACGCCGGCGGCGGAGCTTCGGGCGCACGTAGGCGCTCCCAAGTCGTACCGGTGTAGATGTAGCTCCGGTTTTCATCAGTCCGAATGCAAACGTCCCCGCTCTGCACATTCAGCAGGTTCATCATCGCCAGGCTGTTGGCGACGAAGACTTCTGTGATGGCGAGCGCAGGCAGCTGAGCCAGCGGGATCTTCGAGTCAGCGCCGAGGGTGGCGACGCCTGAAGCAGCTCCCTTCTCGGTCAGCAGGATCGCGGCGCTCAGGCCGGCTACGACGTCCGAACTGTTGGCCTTGGTAGCGAGAGCTGCATTGACGTCGGCGGTGTTCGCCTTGGGCGAGAGAGCAGCGACCAGTCCAACCTGAAGCACGACGTCCGACGGCAGCTGGCTCGAGAAGATCCTACCACCCTGGTCCAGCCCAGCGACGCCGTTTGCGGCATTGCGAGCAGTTTTCTCGAGGTACTGATTGTGGAAGTGCTCCGGCAGATCGTCTGTGATCCGTAGGTAGCGATCGTCATGCTCGTGCTCGAGCTGAGCGTACAGGGCATCATGCCTGTGGGTGTCCAAGGAGTAATTGCCCTTGGGCTGGTACACATCATCGTGATTATGAGTGGTGAGCGCAAAGCCCTCGAAGTCGAGGGCCGAAAGCAGGAGGATCGCCGACAGGTTGTTGTAGACAGCCTCGACCACCTCATAGGCTTCACCCAGCCCGTGATCGACCAAGCCGGCTGCGCTGCCGCATCCTGGATCCAGCGGGTTTAGCCCAGTGGTGGCCATCGCAGCTTGCTTGAAGGGACTGCGAACACCCATCAGACGAACCCTCGCTCGTGGAACTTCAGGGTGGTGGTCGCCCGGCTCTGGCTGACCAGATCCATGTCGGCGACTTCCTGGCAGATCAGGTCGTAGATCTGGAGATGCTCCGCGCCTTTGGCCGAGCTCTCCTGGGTGTTCATGTGGCTGAAGACCTTGTGCGCGATGTACGCGGTCAGGGCACCTTCCAGGGCGAACGGCAAGTCGATCTCCTGACACACGTCGGTGTGTGTCAGCTTTGGGTGCCGGGCCTGGTAATTGATTGAGAGCACGCGATCGGCGATCGGGTCTGGGATCTGGAGCAGGTTCGGCTGCGGCGTGAAAAGCGACTTGCAGTTCTCGCTGTCATTAAGCGGAAGCTTGCAGCCGTCCTGGTCCATGACCTCGAGGATCTTGATCAGGTCGTTTTCGAAGGGCTCATCGTCGTTGTCGAGGATGTAGAGGTGTGGCGTGTTCGGGCACGGCGGCGTCTTCAGCTCCGAGCGCGCGAACCGCTTCAGCAGGTAATAGTAGGTGAGGTGGTCGATCTGACGCAGGAACAGAATGTTCTCGCGGAGCAGAAAACGGGAGTGCAGGCGGAGCAGGGCTTCGTTGGCATACTCGGTGATCCGGGGCTGAGCATCCTCGGTGATCACACCGACGCCCTCGCCACCAATGGCGAGGTTGCTCAACTCACCGTAGGACAACCGCCGGTAAAGCTCCAGAAGCTGCATATTTCCCCCCGTACAGCCTCATTAATGTGCAACTCTGTCACACTATATATGAGGCCAACCCGCTCTCTTCTGAGACATTATTCAACTCTTCCCACAACGCTACATCTTCTTTGACAATTGGGATAGAGTCGGAGGGCTTCCACGGGGTCATGTACGCGAGCATCGACACGGTATCGAGGAAGTCGTCCTTGCCCTTGAGACCGGACGTCGTGGCCAGGCGGATCTGGGCAATGCCCATCAGCAGCATCTGGCTCTGCTTCATCTCCTCGGGGAAGAACATCTTCCCGACCTTGAACCAGGGAACGACCCGGTTGAAGCGGGTCAGCTTGTCGCCTTCCGGCCGGATGCCGGGCGTCGGGCTGCCGCCCTTGGCCGAGGTGGTCATAGCGAAGTTGAACCAGATGTTCCGGTTCATCATCTCCTGGCTCAGCCACTTGATGAAGGCACCCTGCTGGCCGGAGGTCTCAACGCCGACCTGCATCGGCTTGTAGATCTGGACCAAACGGAACAGGTCGTTGATCGACTTGTCCATCGTCTGCCGCGCCATCGAACCGTCGACCCAGAACCAGTCGCCATTCGAGTTGTAGGCCCACACCGAGATGACGCTGAAGTCGGCGGTCTGCTTCTCGGACGTGGCGAAGTCGGTGGTGATGTAGAAGTTAAAGCTGCCCTTGTTCTTGAGCAGGTCCAACCGCTTGTACCAGCGGATCTCGGCGTCCTGAACGAGGCGCTCTTCCTCGCTCGAGATGCGCAGCATCAGCTCCTGGAAGAAGCCCGACAGCTTGCCGGTCTTCTCGGCCATCTCGTACTGGGCCTTGATGTATTCGAAGCTGAAGCGATCGGGCCACGCTCCCTGGAATTCCTCCTCGGTGCAGGGATAGCGCTCGCACACCGGCCACACGTTCACGTCCCAGGCACCCGACTCGACTGCCTCGATCAGGATGTCCTCGGTGTTGAAGGGCGTGCCGTTGAAGATGACCTTGCGGCGGGTCGGATCGAGCGCGTGGTTGACGCCCTTGTAGACCGTGTCCTTGATGGCGGTCATTGCCGCCTTGGACTTGCTGTCGTCGTCGCTCACGAGATCGTCGAGCACGCAGATCGGTGGTCGCTTACCGAAGATCTTGGTGCCACGGAGACCGGTCTTTGCACCGAACATTTTTAGACCAAAGCGGTGGCCCTCACGGTTCTGGAATTCGATGTAATTGTCCGTGAAGTTGGCGATCGGCAGCCACTCCTGGAGGAACTCGCTGCTGTCGTAGCGGAACTCCATGTTCTTGCGGAGCGACTTAACGCCGTTCTCCATGCTGTCGCTGACGTAGATCCCCGAGCTCACTCGGCCGAAGCCCGGCAGAAAGCCGAAGGTGGCGAGGTAGGGGAAGAAATACTCGCCGAAGAGCGTGGTCTTGGCAGCGCCGCGGAAGCAGAGGTTGGCGACGTACTGGCTCGGCTCGACCAGCTTATCGAGCATCTTGAGGTGGACCGGTGGGGTCTTGTGTGACTCGCCCACCGATCCGTTGACCAGCTTGATGAAGTTCATGAAGGTGAGCGCGAACTCGGTCGGCCGGTAGGCCCCAGAGTTTAGCTCTGCGTACGAGACGCTATCGAGCCACTCATCAAGGCCCTGTTTGATCAATACCATCGTCGACCACCCCCGCCTCGATAATAGGCGAAGCGGTGATCTGCGCAACTGGCACACCGCGGTCGATCGCTTGGAGCTGCCCCTGGGCCAGGTTGCGCAGGGCGGCCTGGAGGGCGTTGACCCCATCCTCGTTCTTCACGTTGATGTCGATCTGGCCCTTCACGGCTTCCGGCCGCTTGAGGTGAGTCAGTAGCGAGTTGGCCGCTTCCATGCGGACCTTTTCGCTGTTGGCCGTCCGCATCAGGTCGGCCTGCACGTTGATTGCTTCCTGGTGGATGTGGCTGTTCAGCACCCACGTCGGGACCAGGGACTGCTCCATGATCAGGTTCACGAGCTTGCCGCGGTTGTACATCGAGACGAAGGCCGCGATGTCCTTGCTCGGTGTGCCCTGCTGAACCAGGCGCTGATAGCGATCGGGGAACGTCAGGGCATAAGCGTCGAGGTTGCTCTGCCCCATCAGCTTGTAGCTGACGTACATGACCGCGCTGAGGTAATCCGTCAGCTTGAACTTACCCTCCTTCAGCACGGTCGTGTAGCTGAAGAAGTTGTTCCGCACCGCCTCGGCTACAGCCGGGTCAGCAGCGATCTGATTGAGTGTGTCGACCACTTCCTGAGTGACCGCAGTTTTCAAGTGAGGCGGAACTGACAGTGCCACCTCTTGAACTGTAAGTGTCATTTACCTGCTCCCGCCCCGTAGTGTATGCAACTGAGTGTCCGGTGTTTCTGGGTTCATCGGGCACTAGGGGTAGCCGGGGGAGGTTTGGTCGCCCACGCTGAAAAGCGGACCCCCGGCTACTTTCACTGGGCTGCCAGTATGTTCCTCAAATCAACGAGTCGCTCGACGATCTGCTCCGCGGTCAACGAAGCGTTGTCGGTGATCTCGATGTAGGCGGCGTCGAACGCTTCCTTGGGAGACCAGCTCTCGTAGCCGTCGGAATAGGTGACGGCGTAGCCGGGCCGGCCCTCGCGCTGCTCTGGGATGGCCTGAATGATCTTGATCCCGATGAAGGTCTTCATGTCAGCTTGATCCTATGGGTTTGGCCGGCGCGTAGACGGCCGTGATCTTGGGTTGCTCGACCATCTTCACTTGAGGGTCGCCTTTGAAGGCTCGACTCACGACGCCGATCGCGGCTTCCCGGGCCTGATCAATGATCTGGTCCATGGTGTAATCCGTGCCCCAGGAACCAAGCTGTTGGAGCTGGATGGTCACGATCGCGGTCGCGTTGATGGAGCCCTCGTATTTGCGGTGGGGCATTAGATGGGGTCCTTCATTTGTCCGGTCGCTGGTCCCTCCGCCTGCGCGCTCGCTGCGCTCGCGGCCGGCTTTGGGCCCAGCTCCCACATCTCACCCTTGAGATCAGGATCAGGTTCGATCTTGAGGCCCCAGGGGAGGTCTTCGGGGCGGGAGCCGCCGGCCTGCATTTCTGCATAAGCCGACGGCGAAACCCGAACTATATCTGGGATGCCCAAGTTTTTGAGAATGTCAGGGCTCTGTAGAAGTCCAGCCAAACTCTCTTGGAATTTACCCAGGTCGTCTCCGAATTTGTCGGTACTCACCGGGTAGCGTCCGCAGCTCGAACAGCACTCAAGAACAGGTAATCCTTAATCTGTTGGGACTGAGGTAGCTGATCATACGAGACCATGCAGGGGTGAGTTTTGGCCTCCGGGTCCTTGACGTCACCATATAC